TCCGATCTACCGCACTGCTCCGCCACAAATCAAGGAGCCCTCTACGTGGGCAGTATTGGCGCGGACTTTTCCTTCGACGTTGAGAAGGTCAGAAGCAGAATCAAAAGTCAGCTTTGGTGACGATGCAAACTCTGAATCTCCTTTTAACTGAATTTGGTTTTTGTTGCCGACCGCATGTGGAATCCTGTGTGTCAGATAATTCTGGTACAGATTTGATAGCGTGGTTCCTTTGGCTGCTCCCTTCGAGACATCTGCTACTATTAAAATATCATTGTCGGCCAAGTTCTGTCCTTTGGAGTTTATTGGTTCAGTCTTAGCAGGGTCAATAATTAACTTGCCATCGACGTGACAGAGCCCAGATTTCATACCAACGGAAGCTTGGAGTTTTTCCCCGTCGAAGCGTAACCCATCACCGATGTTTAGTTGTAGTTGTCCTCTGATATTTTGTAATCCATGTCCGTGTTTAATATCTGCGGCAGATATTTGACCCACAAATTTATCTGAGGGTATATTGTGAAGTTGTCCAGCATCTCCTTGGAGTATGCCGGCACTTAAAACTTTTACTGAGAGTGTTTTTCCATCGTAAGTGAAATCGTGATGGGAACGTGCGCCCGTCTCGATATCGCAAATCAGAATACTATCTTTTGAGCCTCCCTTTATACGGCTGATCGCTACATCTTTCATTGTTGCGCATGCGCTTTGAGCGTCAGTGTCGTAAAAGACGCTTGCACTTATAGTATTTTTAAAAATTTTGATGCCGCTGATTTCTTGATCGGCATGCTGGTCGACCGATCCTTCGACTACGCCCTTGAGTATATTATATGCCATGGATTCTCCTAACACTTTAAATAGTTTTTCACACTTAAATAGTATAAAAAAAAAGGGCACCCCCAAATGGGGGTACCCAAAGCATTCCAACAATGTTGGAAAAACTTATATCAGACAAGCAGCCATGAAGATGTTACAGCGTAAACCATTGTAACAGCACCACGAGAAGACTCAAGAACAATTGAGTTCAGTCCATCGATAGTGTGGTTACTTTGGCGAGACAATGTAGCAATACCACCGGAACCGTTCTTAAGAGTAACAACGTCACCGATAGAAGCGTCGATTGGGAGCTTGTAACCACCACCAGCAGTACCAGTGAGATAGTTATAACCTTCCGCAAGAGTTGCGCCATCACCAGCAGCAGTAACCGAGCCAGCTTGTGTGGAAAGAACACCACCAGTAGCGCTAAGACCAGGACCAGCAAGGGCAGTAGCGTAATCTGATAAGCTTTCTCTCTTAGCAACACCAGCAGCGTCGAAGATCATGATCTGATCAGCACCGACGACAACGTTTGCAGCCTGAAGAGCGGAAGCAGTAACGAAAAGTGCATCTGCACTGAGTGCGATACCACCGTTAGCGCCGAGGTTAACTTCAAACTGATCGCCAGACTCAACGAGTCCGCCACCAGCCAAAGCAGTAACAACATCACCAACAGCTTGGCTCTTCATCAGCTTATCATCAGCATCAAGGAAGTAGAAGCTATCTGCACCCTTAGCAACTGAAGCTGCAGCCACACCATCAAGACGAACAGTGCCGCCCATGTTGAATGTACCAGAACCAGAAACATTGTTGAACTTAGTCGCGTTACGACTAGCATCAATAACGCTCTGTCCACCAATTGTAAGTGAAGCAAGAGTACCAACACCATCGGAAGCAATCTGAGCAGCACCGTTAACACCTAAGCTAAGAACGCTAGAAGCGGCCGAAGCAGACAGTGCAGCAACAATTGCGTTTCCACCAAGAGTCATGTTTCCGTCGGATCCAAAGCTTGCAGCGGAGATAGCGCCCGATCCAGAGATCGAGGATGCGTTCTCAATTGCACGCCCAGCAGTAACGAGAGATACGTTATTGACCTTGATTCCTTGAGCAGAATCGATACTACCTAAGAACTCAAGCTCGGCGCCATTACTACCAGCACTTGCAAGGTTAGCAAGAGTGTCGATAGCCGCTTCGATTGTAGCCTCGGTTGTTGCATCTAAAGACGCAATGTTCTGAAGTTGACGACTTCCGTTAATAACGTCAGTTCCGCCGATTGCGTAAGAACCAGCATCGACTTCACCATCGGACTCGACTGAGCCGAAAGAAGCTTCTCCAGAACCGGATACAACACCAGCCCTTGAGATTGAAGCACGTTCTGTTCCAGCGTGGTTACGTACTTTGACGTCACCCGCATCACGTGTCAGTGATCCACTAACAATAGAATCACCTATTTGAAATTTATAAGCCATATTATAAAACCCTCCATATTATAGTTTTTATATGAGCGTAAGCAAACATAAGTCTGCCCGCTACGATCGAGACTAGTCTCGTGTCGCTCTTTAATTAGTGTATAAGGTGGCTTAAATTTCTAGAAAATAAAGTATTTGCTGGCTCCGTCACAATAAAGCTGAACAGACGCATTAGGTGACTCCAAAACTAACGAATTTTGCCCATCGATTGTTTGCGACCCAGAAGCCCTAATCGTCACATTATTCGAACTAAGGCTTCCATTTTCATCTTTTACTACGAGTACTTGTCCGCTATCTAAGGCGGAGGCTGCTAACAATCTTACTTCAAAAGGTCCGCCCGAAGAGTTTAAGCCAATGAAATAATCATTTGCAGAAGCTGTTACTGTAGAACTAATGAGCCTCCTGTTTAACTTGAGTCCCCCGTTTATCTTTAAAACACTACCTGTAAAGATCAAGTCGGCAGAACCGCTCAATCCCCCTGATCCTGTTTGAAACTGTAGAGAACCCGTCGGACCAAAGGCCGGGGCGCCGCCGCCGGCGGATATCCCAGTTAACTTAGAGCCATCGCCATAGAAATATGAAGCTGATATGTTTAAGCTTGCTGATACCTGTCCAACTACTGTTAATGCACTGCCGTTGAATGTTAAGTTACTTTCGCAAAATAATTGATTTGCATCGCCGTCAACATTAGTTATGATGGCGTTGTTTGTTGCATTAGAAACACGTGGCACATTAATAATACTGGCGCCATCTGAAGTGCTCAGGTTGCCGGATAAGATAGAGTTCTCATGAAGTGTTAAATCATGAGTAACCAGTCGATCCGGAAGTACTACTGTTCCAGATAAATTATTATACGCCATTTGCAGTGCCTCCTATGTTAATTAGAAGACAAACCAGTTGGTCCCATTCGAATATAAACTAATTGCGGGATTTGAACCAGTTAATGAATAACTTCGAGCGTTATCAATCAATATGGAGGCGAGTGCACCGGTGATTGTGATATCAGTTCCGTTAGTGTGCCCCACCTCATCTTTAATTAAGAGTATAGCACCCTCTTTATACGTGGCTGCGGAGGGTACTTGTATTGAGACACTACCTGTGGAACGCACCCCAATAATATAGCTGGGGGCACTGGCAGTGTACATTGCGACGGAGGCAGCGGCGCCGTAATTAACTGGAACAAATTCATATAAGACATTCAAGCCTCGGATATGTGTCGCCTGAGTGGTTGTGCTCGCACTAAGGATTGTAATCGGAGCGCCGGGGCCAACAGTTGTAACAACAAGGCTACCCGTTCTCATGTGGGTATCATCATTTGTATTACCAAAGAAAGTCGAACCGGTCGCATCAATTATTGCAACGTCTTCAATATGGTAGTGGCTCGCGCTGACAGAACCCTCAACAATAAGGGTGCCTGTGAGGATCATCGTGCTGGCTGCGTATCCTAAATATGCTGCGGTATGGTATAATAGATTATCAGAACCACTCGTCGAGTTGGTTCCGGTTAGGAACTGTACAGATCCCGTTGGTCCGGCGGCTTGTCCGCCGCCAGTTCCACTCGTAGTACAATCTACATATGCCCATCCTGTTGCCATGAGTGACTCCTTAGAAAGTACTGAATGCCAGCGTTACATTACTGAGGCTACCAGAAGTCAACGAGATCCAGTCGGCGCCATTTATATCAACGATAATATGCTCGTTGGCGGCTACGGCAACAGCATGGCGGGAGCCATCTGTAGGGTTCACCGTCTTAAGCTCATGCCACTGATTAGCGGCATACGTATAAAGATACACAGCACTTACAGTACTAGAACCAGAACACATGATATGTGCATATCTCTGATTCTCTGTTTGGTAGCAGCCTGCGGACGCAGAGAATTGTGACGTATTTAAATCGTTTAGAACCGAGACGCTTGCGGCGCCGGTGACAGTATTGCCGTTTTGGTTATTAGGCGCTTTCGGTTGATTAGTCCGTCCCCATCTTGTTGGTATATATGCCATTTGAGTTTCTTCCTCTTAAAGTTTACTTTAATAAATAGTCAGTTATTGTTTCTAGTGCGCCGATTTTTTGAACGCTGCTTCTTTCGCTCATCGGATCGCCGCTGACGTTCAGCGCGTATACGCTTTTCTTTCTTGGCGACAGAGGGCTTTTTATAATATCTTCTGTCCTTGACTTCTTCAAGGAGCCTGTCTTTCTTGACTTTCTTTATAAATTTGCGAATCATTATGTGTGGGTTATCTCGGCACTCTCGCGCGGTGACCGAAACGTTATATTTCTTTTTCATTGTCTCACTTCATTGCTTTCCATATTTTTGATGCTCCGCCCATAAGTGAGCTTATATCTACTCCAGCGTCCCCAGGGTTACCTAAATCTGGACCACCTTGGGATGTTCCTCCGCCTTGTGGGGCGATTGGTTCGACTCCCTCAAACAAATCGACACCATTATATGCGTCTTTGTCAATGGCTCCTAAAAGCTTCTTTCGATGCTCTTGCAGTTTTTTTCTATTGTCTGACTTGGGTTGCTGTCTTGCTGGTTCTCTAACCGCTTCTCTCTCTATTGGTGCAGACTCAACCATTAGGTTGCCCTGCATCCCTTTCGCTACCTCAGAAACTACATTTGATAGTAGCCCCTCTTCAATTAAAACTTCGTGAATACATTCCTTTACGAGCGGTTTAATCAATTGTTTTAAATCATTCTTCTTCATTGACTACTCTTTCCACTTTACCCTCGGAGGTAATTTTGTATGTTTTCGTGTCCTCTTCCGTCATGGTACCGCGGCCTAGATTGCTCGATCGTCCCCTGCTAGCGCGGGCACGCACTCTATCGAGTGCTCGACTACTGGCGCTGCCTCTGCGCCTTACTGGCTCTTCTGGGCGTGATGGGGCTGCGGGAGCATCAGAAGCAGATGCCGGGGTACGAGCAGCGGCTGTGTTTGCCGCTTTGTCGGCAGCAAAATCAGTGCCGGCAGCTAATGCCTTGGTTGCGGCCTTGGTTGCCAGATCTGTTACGGATCCAACGAAAGCCGCAACATTTTGTTTATAATTTTTTACGCGCCCTGCGGGATCTTTCATCAACGAATTTTCATATCGCTTTTCATATTGAGCCCTAGCTTTAGGATCTTTAATAGTACTTGAAACTTCGGCGGCAGCGTCAAGCAGCGAATCTGGATTGGCGTTCTTGGTCAGAGCCTTGGTTAGAGCCCTGGCAATCTTATTAGCAATAATGGGAGGTTTTCCGCCGGCGGTTCTCAGGTAACGTTGCATGCCACCTCTCTCTCTAGCTTGTCCTTTCTTGGCTGCTTGTTGGCGACGAGTAAGCGGCTGGCGACTGGCATCGCTGGGACCATATGCTTCGATGAGCATTTCTTGAAGAAACTCATCCATATCGATGCCCTCTGCTATATCAATATTTGGATTTTTTGTCATCTTAATCAGAGCGGGGAAAAATTCTTTATTAAAGAGTTGTTGAAGGTTCCGGGACGCTGCATCCTTAGCAGCGACACCAACCATTGCAGCATCTCTGATTATCTGCAGTAGCTCACCTTTCACCAAAAAATTCATAGTTGCAAATTCGGTACCAGAAATTGTCATGTAATCGCCACCGGATTTAGGCGCTGGCTTAGGAGGGGTAGGTGTTGGATCGGGTGTTGGATCGGGGGGAACTGGGTCAAGGATAGTTTGGTTACCTTGCTTTTTGCCGCCGCCGCGCTTGTACATACCGCTAGCGCCGGGTGATAGCATCTGGGCGCCCCTTTTTAAGAA